ATAGCAGGAAATCATTATGACTTTCATAGAAATTTTAATGGATATAAGGAAATGCCACGCAGCTGCGTACGATTTAAGTACGACTGCCAACGAAGAAGTTATCGTTGATTTAGTGGCTACCTTGTCTGAGCTTATTGAACGTCACCCTTGTGGTGAATTCGATAGCTTGGATTTACCCTCACTTCTCGATGTGTACTCGAAACTGTCTGACGATGTTACTGTCGGCAGTCTTAGATGCATACTTAGGGAGCGAGTCCTACCTACCCTCATTAGAAGAGGCCATTTTATTGGCTTTAATACTTCTCTTGTTAAATCGGGTAAGCGGGAATTTCTGAAGTTTAAGCTTAATGATATCGGCAAGGATGTTGTTTCCCTTGTCGACCCGTCCGCTACTCATCAACCGATCACGGGTGTGGTCGTAGATGAGGTTATACCATGAGCGTTGGATATTATACACCGTATACTAACGGACCAACGCCATCCGACAGAATCTCTGCCGGAAATACTAAAAGTCACTTTGTTAGCGGTATCTTCACAAGTGGTTCCCTTGGTTTAACCATGGGCGCCCTATGGGTAGAGTACCAGGCTATCGCGCAAGCACGGGGAATAATTTTTTACCCGGATATGACGGAGCTTGATATTAGTACAAATTATTCGTACTACAAGACTCGCGTATTAGTGCAGCGTTTGGCTTTTATACTAGGTATTCCTTTCTGGTTATCTTAACAGTACAGTGCATTCTCTCGTAGATGCGCTGGCTCTTCCGTGAGGTTATTCTCTAATGTCTATTCATCCTATCGGTCCTTGGACCGAGACAGTAGATTCTACCAACTCTGTCGCCATAAATTTTGGCGGCTGCTTGATAGAAGCGAACCCAGGTAACTGGGGAAGTGGATTATACGTGCCTGGCACGATTATCCCCTATCAAGTTGGTAAGATTCGTGGTTCATTTTCCAAAAAATCGGGAGTGAACAACGGTGGAGGATCGCACTTTGTCCCATCTCCGTGTACTACGGAGTTTAGGAATAGTGGTCCGTTAGTTCAGTTTTCTTGCACTCTCCTTGGTAATAAGGCAGTTTATTCATTCCTTGATGGAGTGAAACTCGCTAGCCATGGGTTGCTTGAACCTGTTCTATATAACGATCATATTGCTGGGTACGACGATGTTGTCGTCACCGCTACGAACAAGGCCTATCTTAAGTTAGCCCAGAAAATTTCGGGCGTTATAGCTGAAGGTGGTATTGTATCGGGTGAGTTACGAGAATCTCAACGGACGGTAAAGCACGCCACGGAACTTATACTCTCAAAAACAAACAACTTGACTCAATCCCTGAGTCGAGCGTATAAGAATATTCGTGGTGGGCATTATGCACTTGTGGTCAACGAGGTAGCTGACGCTTTCCTGGAATATCAGTTTGGCGTGAAGCCAATGATAACTGATATCGGAAGTGTCATCGAAGGTGTTGCTCAATTAGGCAACAACAATTCCAATTATCGTCACCTGAAGGGTACTTTTGTAGTTGACACGATGTCGACTGAAGATGTACCTCATCAGTATAACTGGCCCTCCATTGTTATTTCACGACATACGACTCGAAAGACGACTGTGATTGTGAAAATGGGCGGGACCATAGATACAAGGAAGCCTCCAAGCGAAGTTAATCCGGACTACCAAAAGTTTGGGTTAGATTTACATAACCTCGCTCCCACAGTATACAACTTATGGCCGTATACGTGGCTGAACGACTATTTTAACAACCTTTCCGATTTTGTGAATGCGATTGCATTCAGGAGAGGCATCATATCGAACGGGTGGACCGTCACTATCGTGAAAACGGTAGCTCGACATAAATTCACCGCGGAAGATCACGATGGTTTTATAGTCTCTGGGTTCAAAGCTGAACCCAGTACAAGTGAAAATTTCTACTTTAACCGCTCTCCTTCTAACATAGATGGGTTTATTCCGACTTTCGAAGTCAGAACCCCGACGTTAGGCCAAGTTGCGAACATATTTGCTCTTGGCGCGAGTAAGATATCAGCCGGTAGGATCAAGCATGAGAAACATGCAAACCCACGGTTGAGTCCCTCTCAGTTGGAGACTTTCGTCGACATGTGTCGACATAAGATTATTAGGTAACTAAAATGACCATTACAATAACTGGTGCCATCACTGGTGGTGCCCAAACAGGCCTTACTTCACCGACCTATACTGCCGTCGCGGACCAAGCCATTGACTTGCGTAGCAAGCAGGCTGTGGTAACTGCGATTGGTGGAACACAAGTAGGTGTTGTGCCTCATTCCCTTAATGCACCGTTTACTATTACTATCCGCAGAGCTAATGTTTTTAAAACTCTCGGAAAAGCGTTTTTGAACGGTGTCACAGGTCAATACTCCCGCGTACCATATAACGATTTTCTGTTATTGGTCCGGAAAGCTGCACAAGTGGCTTCTGGACAATGGTTCGTGAATGACTACCGACTAACTGCGCATGTTGCTGCTGGATCTGAGACATTCGATGCCCCTAATGTAAGGGCCGGATTATCTTGTCTAGTTGGCATAGCGTGGGCTAGTTCAGCTGGTATGGGGGACACACTTAATAACGGTGTCCTCGGTTAGCTTCATTTAGTATTTACATATATATACCTTTTGGAGGTTGTATGAATGAGTATAAAAAGGCTTCCGGAGCCGTCCGTGAGGATGACTCTGGATTGGGTGCTACTAGACCGCTCTTTGATCGTCTAATTGAGAAAATTGAAAATGAACTCACAGAACAATTTGAAGACGCCACAACACTCGAAAGTGGTGTGGTACGCTATACTAGTCACAGAACGGGCCGCGAGGCCTATATGTCTGTTGGCAGGTATACTGCTATTACATCTCTTCTACCCGGACTTGTTAAGAAGTTTATTGGTGTCACTTCTGACA